CCAAATGCCATACGTATATTAACAGGTGGGTTTGCTGTCATACCATCTAGTCTTATAGGTCCTTTAAACTCTTTCATAAAGTTAGGTATTAATTCATCTAATTGTATAATCTTTGCCATTGCTACTATTGACATATTACCATACAATTCAGGATCAGAAGCTTTTAATTCTTTTGCTTGAGGCCAGTAACCACCTACTTCTCTATCGTTAAAATCTTTTATTGTTATATCATTTAACTTACCATTAGGAAACTTCTTTTGTAAGTATTCAGTTATTTCTCTAGCTGCGTCAGCGTCTTTAGGAGCGTTTACGTCATTACACATAAAAGGAAATATTTCTATTTGTGGAAAGTGTTTTAATGTAAGATATGTAGCAGACGCTGAGTCAGCGCCACCTGATAATGATACTACAACTTGTTTAGGTAAAAAGTCATCATCAAATACAATATCTTTTAATGCTTGTTCCTTATGTGGTGATTTATCTATTTGTTCTTTTAAATTCCAAAAATCAATTTCTTGGTTACCATACTTTAAGATCATTTAAATGCTCCTTGTCTTACTTTTCTCCAACGTTCTAGTTCAGGTGTAACGTTAAAGTATTCTTCGCTTTTTATTTTTTTAACTCTATTCTTTTCACTAGGCACGTTAAAGTTCTCATATGCCTTTTGTACGTTCTTTCTTAAATTTCTACTTCTAGGATCAAAACCTCTATTTGTTTTAATTAGTAATAATGTTATACCTTCTTTATGTGCAATCTCTTTTGCTTGTTCTATTTCATGTTCATTGTAACCAAAGATAATATATTGCCATACAATAGGGTGGCCATATTGTACTCCCATTTTCATAGTTTCCCATACTTGTTTAAAGTTAGAACCTATACGATACAATTCTGATTTCTCATCTAAACCATCAACACCAAAGTACCAACAATTTTCTCCTAGACCATAACTATATGCTTTTTCCCACCACTTTTCATCCATGCCTTTTGTATTAGTACCATTAGTTGCAACTCTTAAACCTTTACCTAAACCATCCATCATTTCTAAAAATGCAAGAAAGTCAGGATGATATATTGGGTCAGATATTTGACCACAGAAAGTAATCTGATTATCATAGTAATTTAATATTTTTCTAAACTCTGGTTTACCTATATCAAACGATCTTGCTATTCTAGGAAGACCTTCTACCTTTTGTCGTAAACATTGTGGGCAACGTAATATACATCTATGCGATAGATCCATATTAGGTGAAGATAGCTTTTGATTTTTGATATAAAATTCTGCTAGTTCTTGTCCGTTCATTTACCGAATCCTATTCCTGGCGATATAACTTGTTTTACAGCACTCACAATAAATCTATGTTCTTTGATAGGTTTACCTGTAGATGAACAAGCAGTTAAAAATAATATTGATAGTATAATTAATATTCTCATCTTTTGTATGTGTCTTTTTCTCTATTGCCACATTTGTATTGGCATTGTTTCATAGCACAACTAGGGTTATTTATTAAGGTATCAAAGAAGTGTGCCCATTCCTTTGAACCATATATGTCTTCTATCTTCTCTACATTTTTCAGAGCAAGGTGTTCATCTTTCATATGAAACTCATTCTCTAAAGCGTGGTCGTTTTTAGGATCATCTAACCAACAACAAGGTAACATATAACCGTCTGCTGTATATGCAGCTGGTTTATGATAACTTTTAGGTTGAAAAGTCAAACACCTAGGTTTAATTCTTATGTCTTTGGGATCCATTTTGCGTTACCACATTTGTATTGACAATAGTTCATAGCCTTTTCTGGTTTATTAACTACTATATCAAAAAAATTAGTCCATTCTTTAGAAGAATATATATCTTCTAATTTACTATTGTTTTTTAAAGCAAGATTTTCATTTCTTAATCCCATCTTTTTTACATCATCATCTAGTTCAGGTTGATCTAACCAACAACAAGGTAACATATAACCATCTGAAGTATATGCAGCTGGCATATGTTCAGGATCTGTCATAGGAAACGTCAAACACCTAGGTTTTATTTTTACCTCTTTAGTCATATTATATCATTAAATTTTGTTAATGTCAACCTTCTCATCATTCAACCATACGTCTATTTTTTGATAGTTATAATACGCTTCTTTTATCATATCTTCTTCTATCATACTAGGGTATACCCAATTTTCATCATCTTTACCATGTTTACCTTCTTTGATACCTATATCTTTATTGTAAACATCAGGATGTTGTTTACGTGTTAAATTAGGGTCTGGATAACCTACACCTACAATTAGTCTAGGTTCTGATTCTGTCTGTAATAAATTCTGTACAGAATCTTTACCTGTCTTTTCAAAGGCACTACAATAACCTGTTTTATATCCTAGTAAGGCTGCAGCCATAACTAATTGACCAGATGATATTCCTATTGACATTGCCTTTTGTTCAAATAGTGTTTCTTTGGCTATAGGTCCTGCGTCTTCTCTTAATGCTGTTAAGTGCGTGCCACCACGTATGTTTCTTGTATCATCACAATATACAAATACAACGTTTGCTTTTATTTGAGAATTAGTTACAGAATACTTTTGATCTTTCTGTACACCTGTTGTTGTAAATATTTCTTCAGTCCTAGTGTTTGTAGAAAACGTAAAGTTTTTTGTTCTATCATATATGGCCTGTATTCTAGCAGGATCAGTATATACTCTTAAATTAAAATGTGTTTCATTTTGTTTAGAGGGACTATTTGTCGCTACGTAAATTAATGTTTCTAAATCATTATGAGGTAATCTTTTTTTTAAATCATAATTACGTTGAGCAAGTTTACATATATCAATCGCCTTTTTAATTTCATCATTCATTTGACTATTTATTATAAATATTAATAACATAATCTTATATTAATTTCCGAACATTGTAAAAGGAGAATAGTATGGCAAAAAAGCCAAAGAAAATTACTATATCTTCTCTAAAGAAGAAGGCACCTAAAGTACCTCCTTTGACGTGTATAAAGATTGACAATGTTATAAGTAAATTAGAGAAGATTGTAGAACGCAAAAAAACACTAGATAAAAAACAACTAAAAGATTTAGTTAAGAAACTTGAAACATTAAGGGAGGCCAATGAGTCACTACGAGATGGTGGTATATATTGGTACGAAAAATTAAAACACTTATTAAAAACGAGGTAGGTATGAATTACTACTTTACAGGAATTTTAATTCTTATGTTTTTGGGACTAGCATTCTGTGTTGGGCCAATCAGTTATTAATGATTAAATGGACTAAAAACAAATGGCAACAATTTAAGAAGTGGTCTACCGTAGATCATTGGATTGATCTATTTGTAGATGTAGGGCTTATTGCGTTTGATGTATTGTCTAGTCCGATATTAATACTTGTAAGATTTATCAGGTACTTTTTCAACAAATACGTAAACGGTCATATAAAAAGATTTCTAAAATGGTTCGCTCATAGAGTTTTAAAAGTATAAATAAAAATAAACTCCGTGAAAAGAAAACGTAGCGAATACGAACATTACGATCCTAATAGTCCTTTAACATTACACTATATTACGACAGGTGCTATATTGCCTGAAAAGAAAGAACAACCAAAAGTTGTTAAGAAACGTAAACGTAAAAGATTAAAATTTAGAGTGTACTAATTTCATCCAGTTGAAATCTCTATGGATTGCAAGTGTTGATATAATCGTATTATTATCAAAGTCAATTGAAATTGTTTGACCTCCATAACCATCTAATACAAATATTTTTTTGTTTTTAAATGTATGGAATTGACCTGCATAATATTTAGGTTTAGAAAACGCTTCGTTTTTATCTCTATAGTCTTCATTTTTCTTTATCTTGTTTTCGTATAGAGATTTTAAATATTGTCCTTCACAAGTATTATTATTCCAATCATTTAACATTGCAATAGCAATTCTTAAATAATCATACCTTGATATGTGCATACCGTAAGTTACAGAAGCTTCATCTTCTCCTGCTTCTCTTGGTTTATAGAATACTACGTTATGTTCAATTCCTATCTTATCAGCAAAAATTTCATTTAACATTTTTTCATATTCATTAAGACCCATTTTATATAAAGGGTAACTAGCAATAAGATTTGTATTTACATTGTTATAATTATATTTACTTTTTGTTGCCTTAACATTTTTGTATTCAGTTTCTAAAAGACTTTCTAAAGATGACATATTGATGTTTCTTTTTATTTTAACTTTTTTATCACCAGGTGCCATGTTTAAAATATTAATTATTGGTTGTCCTTCGTATAATGTATTTTCTAATATATCCCAATTCATAGTTTGATGTATACCATCAACATGTCCTCTACAAACAGCATGTCCATAAACATATGACATAATAGATTTACCAGCAGAGTTAGAAACCCAAAGTGTTTCATTAGTAAATAAATGACCGAATCTATCTTTAGGAGTAATTTCATCTATAACAATCTCACCATCTTCATACATTAAATAACTTATCATAGAAGTTTTATTTAATTGTTTAATAACATATTCATCTGTGGTTAAATCAAGGATTAATTCTTTTGGGTTGTTTGGTGTAATTGTAAATTTATAAGGTCTATTTTTTATATCAGAATAACTAATATATTTTTTAAGATAATGTTCTAATACTTCATAATTAGGATTTGCGTCTTCTGGTATTTCAGAATATGATTTAATATCTTTAGCAAATACAACACCGACACTTAATAAAAATTGTAATATAACAAAAAATAACCAAAGTCTAAACATACTATTTACTCTTTACGTTGTACCATTCTGTTTTATGACCTAATCTATTAGTTCTATAAGGTCCTCTAATCATAAAATCCCAATGGTTTAAGTTTTTATTTTTATATACTTTTTCTTTAAACATTTTTCTTGCTTTTGAAAGTGATTTATAAGGTCCCCAACAATCAGTAGAGTCCATTAACTTGTAATCTAGTGTAGGACCACCCATATGTAGTTCTGAAATATAATACATTACTGATTCTCCTTCATAGTCATTACTGATAATACAGCAAATACGATAGTTGAAGTAAACATTACAGCAAACATTGTCCAGTTCTCATTTCCCATACAATGACCGCCACAATCTTCAATAAAACCAACGGCAAGTATTGCCGAAAGTATAGTAGTTATAGAAAATATTGTATTCATAGTGTTTTTTTCCTTTGTTGTTTTCATATACTATCATAATACCGTATTTTTACTGAAAAATCAAGCAAAAAATGGAAAAAAATGGCAAATGTTCTCATTTTGTTCTCTAAAAACCCTTATAAATAGTAAAAAAACATCAAAATATGAGGAAATTATGAAAAAAATGAGAATTTTTAAGTTTTGGAACGAATCGGGTGACGAAAAAGAGAAGGAAGCCTTGAGTTTGAAGAAAGCCACTATGTCCGTACAAGGGGATTTCAAGGATAAAATTATTGGAGTTGAATATATCAGTAAAAAAGGCAAAAAAATCGTAGATTCGATAAAAATACCAGTAGGAAGAAAGATTCGCCAATCAATTATTATTGAACAAAGAAGATTAGCAAGAAAAGCAGCGTTAGAAGCAAGACAAAGAGGGTAATATGGCAGTTAGAGAAGGTGATCCATTGAGTACAGGTCATGTTTGTACTGGAATCACTAATTTATCAACTTCATTAGTAAGAACGGTTAAGGCAAATGCAATTCCAGGTGCTGTAAAAGGCACTCCTACCGTATCTCACACTTTTCCACCTGCTCCGTTGTGTCCTGCCCATGTTGCAAACTTAAATGTAGGATCAGATAACGTTAAAATAGGTGGTATACCTTGGGGACGTGTAGGAGATAGTGCTGACGCAGGTGCAATGATTTCAGGTTCTTTAAATGTATTAGTAAATGGTCAGTAAAGTCATATAAATATTGCTATGGCCTTTTCAAACTATGACGCAACGACAACGAATAAGAGTAAACGATCAAATCGTATTTACAGCGATTTGAATTTAAGTTTTACTAAAAATCCTGCAACTAAAGATGTTGCAAAGTTATTTGATGTTCAGGCCATAAAAAGAGCAGTTAAGAATATAATCTTAACAAACAGATACGAAAGACCTTTTAATTCTGACTTTGGTTGTAATTTAAGAGGGTTCTTATTTGAGAATTTAACTGAACCTGTTATGGTACTCATAAAAGATAGAGTGGCTATGGCAATTGAAAAATATGAACCTAGAGTTTCGGTAGAAGATGTTATTGTTACTGAAGATGAAACAAATAATGGGTTAGATATTATGGTTTCATTTTTAATTAATGGCGTAGAAGAACCTCTTTCGGTATCAACATTTTTACAAAGAGTAAGATAAGATGGCAAGACAACATAAACTAGAAATTTCAGAATTAGATTTTGAGAATATAAAAGGTTCACTCAAAAGATTTTTATCAAATCAAAACGAATTTAAAGATTACAACTTTGAAGGTAGTTCAATGGCAATATTGCTTGATCTACTTGCTTACAACACACACTATTTAGCTTACAATACAAATTTCGTAGCAAACGAAATGTTTATGGACACAGCACAATTAAGATCAAGTGTTGCGTCATTGGCTAAATTAGTAGGTTACACACCAAACTCTGCTAGAGCACCAATCGCTGATTTAAAATTAGTAATCAACGATGGTACAGGATCAACAATAACAATTCCTGCAGGTACAAAATTTACTACATCAATAGATGGCTTAACTTACGCTTTTGTTTCAGTATCAGATAAAGTTGTACAACCAATTGATGGTGTTTACACTTGTCAAAGTTTAGATGTTTACGAAGGTACATATGTAACTTATTCTTACACATATGATAGTACAGATATTGACCAAAGATTTTTAATACCGAGTGATAGAGCAGATACAACTACAATAAAAGTTGTTGTACAAAATAGTACATCGGACGTAACACAAAACACATACAAAAAAGCAACTTCAATAACAGAATTAGATAGCACATCAAAAGTTTATTTCTGCCAAGAGGCTGAAGACGGTCAATTTGAAATATACTTTGGTGATGGTATCATTGGTAAATCTTTAGAAGATGGTAATATAATTAATGTAAGTTATGTTGTAACTAATAAAACAGAAGCTAATGGTGCAACTTCATTTACATTAGCAGGTTCTATTTCTGGTTTTACAGATATAACTACAACCGTTAATTCATCAGCACAAGGTGGTGCTGAACCTGAAAGTTTACAAAGTATTAAATTTAATGCACCTAGTTTTTATGCGTCACAAGATAGAGCAGTTACGGTAGAAGATTACAAATCAAAAGTAAAACAACTTTATGCTAACACACAATCAGTTAGTGCTTGGGGTGGTGAAGATAATGATGTTCCATTCTACGGTAGAGTTTATCTTTCTATACTACCAACAAGTGGTTCTAATCTTACAGAAGCTACAAAAGAAAGAATAGTAAAAGATTTAAAAAAATATTCAGTTGCTTCAGTTACACCAGTTATTATTGATCCTGAAACAACAGATTTAATAATTACATCTAACGTTAAGTTTGATGACACAAATACACCTAAAACTGCTGACACAATCAAATCAAACGTTATTACAACCATAACAGAATATAACGCAACTACTTTACAATCATTTGATACAATTTTTAGATATTCAAAACTAACTGGTTTGATTGATGATACAGACACAAGTATTTTATCTAACATAACTACAATTAAAATGAGAAAGTCTTTTGTACCAACAATAGGCAGTTCTACAAAATATACAATTAACTTTGCAAACGCATTATACAATCCACATTCAGGTCACAATTCTGCTTCTGGTGGTATTTTAGAATCAACAGGATTTAAAATTGATGGCAACACTACAGACGTTTTCTTTTTAGATGATGACGGTCAAGGTAATGTGAGAAGATATAAAAACGATGGTTCTGTTAGATCATACGCAAACAGCACACAAGGTACAATAGATTACTCAACAGGTAAAGTTGAGATAAATTCTTTAAATGTTTCTAATATAGAAAATGTTAGAGGTGTAGCTTCTACGGTTATAGAAGTTACGGTTAAACCTGACTCAAATGATGTTGTTCCTATAAGAAATCAAGTATTAGATATTGATGTTGCAAATAGTTCAATTACGGTAGAGTCTGATACGTTAGTAGGAGGCTCAGCAAACGCTGGTATAGGATATACCACGACTAGTAGTTATTAGATGAAATGGCCAACTTTTACGATAAAATATCAAACCTTATAAATTCACAAGTACCTGATTTTGTACTTGAAGATCACCCATTATTTTTAGACTTTGTAAAAGCATATTATCAGTTGATGGAATCTGCTGAGATTACATTAACAAATATTGGCGATCCAGATCATCTAGTATTAGAAGGTACAACAGCAGGTAAAATTGTAATTGATGGTACAAACGTAAGTAAAGATGATAATGGTGATAATGTACTTTTAGAAGATACTAGTTATGGTGATTTTATAAATGGCGAAACAATCACAGGTGCTACATCTGGTGCAACAACAACAATACTAATAGAAGATGTTGATGATGGTGCTCGTTTATTTGTAACACATAATAATAAGTTTATTGACGGTGAATTAATAACAGGTTCATCATCAGGCGCTGAAGCAACTATAAACAGATATACAGCAAACCCAATTCAAAATATTCAACAACTTTTAGATTACGCTGATGTAGATAAAACTATAGCACGTTTCTTAACTAATTTTAGAAATGCTTTTTTAACATCTGTACCTGATAAGATACATGAAGGTATAGAAAGAAGAAATCTTACAAAGAATATTAAATCATTGTATCAAGCAAAAGGTACAAAACGTGCAAGTGAAATATTTTTTAAATTACTTTTAAATGAGGCTGCAGAAATAAGATATCCAAAAGATGAAATGTTAAGGGTATCTGATGGTAAATGGGATACTAAAAAAATAATTCGTTGTTTAGCATTAGGCACTTCGGACGCCGCAAATCTTGTAGGTCAAACAATTACACAAGCAAATGACCCTACTAGTGCTAGTGTAAATGAAGCAACTGCCATTGTAGAAGATGTATTTAAATTTTTAATAGGTGGTGTAGAAGTTACCGAATTAATTGTAGGTGATGATTCTGTTACTGGTACTTTTATTGCTGGTGAAACAATAACAGGTACAGACAATACAGACTCAAACGTTATAGTATCATTAACCGTTTCAAGTATCATAGATCAAAAAACAATTACAAATGATGGTGCATTGTATAACGAAGATGATACCGTAGAGATAACAGCAGGTGGTTCAGGTGCAAGTGTAAAAATAGGTACAATAGGTCCTGGTACAATACAAGAAGTATTAGTAGATACAGGTGGTTCTGGTTACGCTGTAGGTGATACCGTAAACTTTGGTTCAGGAAATGCAACTGCAAAAGTTTCAGTTGTAAATGGTGGTGTTACATTAGAGTCTGGTACAGGTACAGGTCAATTAATTTTAGAAGATGAAACTGGTAAAAACGATCAGTTCTTTGGTAACAAAGTTGTACAAGAAGCAGGTTCAGGTAACGAAGATATAACAGATATAAGAATGATTGAGTTTGGTAATGGTTATACATCTTTACCTAGTGTGACGGTTACGTCATCTGGTGGTAATGGTGCAAAACTATTAGCATATGGTTCTGAAATAGGACGTGCATTAACAATGAAAGTTATTGAGTCTGGTTATAATTATCAAGCAAGTCCTGCACCAACAATAAAATTACCAACATACATTTTATTCAATGGTCTTACTGGTGGTTTAACTGAAGGTGAAACAATTACAGGTGGTACTAGTAGTGTTACTGCTGAGATAGTTTCAATAGATACTACTTTACAAATTGTAAAAGCAAAAAATCATAGTGGATCATTTGTTGAAGGAGAAACAATAACAGCAAGTAATGGTGCTACGTTTACTGCATTAAGATTACAACAAGCGACAGGTACACTTTCAACAGGTACGGTTGTAACTACAGATGGTGCTTTTATAAACGAAGATGGTTGGATATCTGAAAACTCAATGAAGGTACAAGATAGTTTATTATACCAAGACTACTCATACATTATAAAAGTTGGTAGATCAATTAATGAATGGAGAGATAGTTACGTCAAAACTTTACACTCATCTGGTTTTTACTTTCAAGGAGAGATTGCTGTACAGACAAGATTAAATGCACAGATTAAGAGAATAACAGGATTAAACTCTGGCGTAGAAGCAATCTTAAAATCTGTTATTACAAGATTATACTCAAAACTTATTGGTCGTAGATTGGGTACAGAAACAGATGGCACAAGTTTAAGAGCAAATGCAAAAGCAGCTGTAGCAGCTGATTTTGATACAGATACAATAACACAATTTGATAAAACAACTAGAGATGTAACTATCAAAACACAACCACTTGAAATAGATTATGTAAGTAGAGTTAGACGAGATATAAACAACGTTAATGTAAGACAAGGTTTTGCATATGCAGGACCTAGATTTGGTACAATAAACAAAATGATACAGACTGCATTTGGTCTTACAGCGAACGGTACACCTAGTAGTAGTGGTATAACATTTGCCGTATTAAGTGGTATAAAAGTACAAGGTACTAGAACATCATTAGATGGTTCAGGCGCAATATTTTTAATGACTTCTAACGAAGATGGTAGAAAAATAAGAACAAACTTTACAATCCCTGCACAAATCGGTGCTTTACAAGGCGATACGTTTGATGAAACACAAACCACATTTGATAGTGGAACAACTAAATTTGATGTAGGTTAAGATATAAATAGTAAGAGAGAGATATGGCAAAACAAACAATAAACATCGGATCAACTGCAAACGACGGAACGGGTAGTACGTTACGTGTCGGTGGTGATATAATCAACGACAACTTTAATGAAATCTATACTGCGTTTGGTGACGGTTCAACTTTAACAGCACCTTTAACTGCTGCTGGTACAGCAACTTTAACTAACAAAACAATAGATTTAGGTGGTACTGGTAACGTTATTACTGGTTCATTAGCCGAGTTTAATACTGCCTTACAAGGCGATAGTTTTGTTTCATTAACAGGATCAGAAACATTAACCAATAAGACTTTAACAAGTCCTGAGATCAACACAATTACTAGAACAGGTGATTTTACACTAGACGTATCAGGTGATATATCGCTTGATAGTGATGGTGCTACAATTGCATTTAAAGATGGTGGTACTATCTTTGGTGCTGTAATTAATAATAGTGGTGAATTACAATTAAGATCAGGCGCTTCACTAGGAACTGCAATGTCCTTTTCAGGTGCAAATACAACTGCCGCTGGTAATCTTACGGTTACAGGAAACTTAACGGTTAATGGTACAACAACTACCGTAAATTCAACTAATACTACTTTAGATGATAACTTACTAGAATTAAATAGTGGTGCAACTTCAAATGCCAATGATACAGGTATCATTATGGAAAGAGGTTCTACTGGAGATAATGCTATTATTGCATGGGACGAGTCTGCTGACAAGTTCGTTGTAGGTACTACAACTGCAACTGCTTCAGATACAGGTAATCTATCAATAACTACAGGTACATTAGTAGGTAATATTGAAGGAAATGTGACAGGTAACATAACAGGTAATGCCGATACGGCAACTGCATTAGCAACAGGTCGTACAATCGGTATGACAGGTGATGTAGTCTGGACATCTGCAAGTTTTGACGGATCAGGCAACGTTACAGGTGTTGCAGCTCTGCAAGCAAACACCGTATCATCTACAGAATTAGTAAGTGCCGTCACTTTAGAGATAAAAGACTCAGGTGGATCAACGGTGAAAACAATAATAGGAGCAGGATCATAATAGATTTTGATTATAAATATAAAGAGGAATAACAATGCCAGCAATAATAACAAACAAATTTAGAATGAATAATGCGGAACAATTTTCAGAATCATTTTCTGAAACTGCCGCTACGGTTTACTACTTAGGAATAGGTAGAGCACAATCATATGGTACTTTAACAAGACCAGATGGAAGAACAGATTACGAAGGTACAGAAACAGCACCTACAACACCAGGCGATAGTGTACTAAATGAATTTAAAAACTATGATGATCTGCTGGCTGCAAAAAAGATCACAGGTTCAGACGTTTCATTTGTTATTCCTAGAAGAAACTGGGCAACAGGTACAACATACGATATTTACAGACACGATTATGAGGAGTTTGTAACAGGTAGCACATCAACAAAAGTAACAGCAAATAGTACTGCAACAACTTTATTTGACGCAACTTTTTATGTATTAACTTCAGACAGAAATGTTTACAAGTGTTTAGACAATGATGGTAATACTGCCTCAACGGTAGAACCAACAGGTACTTCAACATCTGTAATTACAACTGGTGATGGATACAAGTGGAAATATATGTACACTTTATCAGCAGCTCAACAATCAAATTTCTTATCAACTGACTTTATGGCAGTTGCAACAAACTCAACCGTATCATCAGCTGCAACTGATGGCGGAATAGATATAGTAAAAATTAAAACTGCAGGATCAAGTTATACGGTTTCAGGCGGAGGAACATCAGGAACAATTACTAACGTGCCAATTAGAGGTGATGGTAGTTCTGCTGTTTGTTCAGTTACTTTAACATCTGGTGCTATAACTGCTGTTACAATAACAACTAACGGATCAGGTTACACTTCAGGTTATATAAGAAACGCTGACATCATTGGGGCAACAGGCGCTGGTGGTGCTGGGTCAGGTGCAGAATTAGACGTAATCATTCCACCAAAAGGTGGTCATGGTTTTAACGCTGTAGAAGAATTAGGTGGATTCTTTGTAATGTTAAATACAACATTAGAAGGAACAGAATCTTCTAACTCTGGTGACTTTACGGCTGCAAATGACTTTAGAAAAATTACTTTAATTAAAGATCCAAACAACGCAGCTGGTTCGGCTGCTTCTGCAACAACATTAAGAGGAACATACGCTGTTAAAATTAATACTTCACCTACACCAGGTACTTTTGTTGCTGACGAAGAAATTAATCAGGCTTCAACTGGTGCTGTGGGTAAAGTTGTTGAGTATGATTCAACAAATAAAATTTTATATTATATTCAGACAAGGCACAATGACGCTGGCGCTGATACAAATGGTAACGTTACTGCTTTTAGTGGTACCAATGTAATCACAGGACAAACATCAAGTGCTACAGGTACACCTCAAAATACTACTTCAACCGTAAACAATGTTTCGTTTACTGCAGGTTATTCTGCTCCTGAATTGAAACATGATACTGGAGAAATACTATACGTTGAGAATAGAACAAAAATTGCAAGAGCGACTGACCAAACTGAAAACATCAAACTCATCATTGAGTTTTAATAGAGGAAAATAAATAATGCCAAGTCCAACTGATTTTAATGTCAGTCCTTACTATGACGATTTTACAGAGTCAAAGAAGTTCCATAGAGTTCTTTTTAGACCTGCGTTTGCTGTTCAAGCTAGAGAATTAACACAATCTCAAACACAATTACAAAATCAAGTAGAAAGAATGTCAGATCACCTTTTTGATAAAGGTGCAATGGTCATTCCTGGTGAAATTGGTTACGATTTAAAATACTATGCTGTTAAGTTAACATCTAAAACTGCTACAAGTGTAGATACGTATATTGACTCTACACTAACAGGTGGCACTTCAGGCGTTACTGCTAAAGTTGTAAACGCTGTTGCTACAGATGGTACTGATCCAGATACACTATTTGTTAAATATATCAATACTGCTTCTGACGGTGCACAAATTGCTTTTACACATGGTGAAACAATAACATCAACTGCTACAGGCAGTCCTACTGCTGTTGTTGCTTCTTGTCATACAGGATCAGCTGCACAGATTAAAGAAGGTGTATATTACATAAATGGTTTTCACGTTCAAGTATCTGCACAAACTTTAATACTTGAAAAATATTCAGATACTCCTAGTTTTAGAGTTGGTTTATCAGTAACAGAATCTTTTGTTACACCTGGTGATGATACATCTCTAAATGATAACGCACAAGGCGTATCAAACTCAAACGCACCTGGCGCTCACAGATTTAAAATACTTTTAACACTAGGCAAGAAAGCATTAAACAATACTGAAGATAGTAACTTCTATGAATTATTAAGACTATCAAGTGGTGTATTACAAAACAAAGTTCATACTACAGAATATGCTGTATTAGAAGACACACTTGCTCGTAGAACATTTGACGAAAGTGGTGACTATGTTGTAAGACCTTTTGATATAGATGTTAGAGAACATTTATCCTCAGGAACTAATAGAGGTATCTATAGTTCAAGTAATGGTGGTGACGCCACAAAACTTGCAGTAGGATTTTCTCCAGGAAAAGCATATGTAAAAGGTTATGAAATAGATACGATTGCTACAACATTTGTGAATGTTGATAAGGCAAGAGATTTTGATACACAAAATAATTTCAGTACAAGATTTGATGTAGGTAACTTTATAAACGTAACAAACGTTTTTGGTTCTCCTGACATCTCAACTGCTTCAGGTGTAGAAGGATTTAAAGCTTTAACTTTACACAATACAGCAACAAGTTCACGTGGTACTGCAAATACAGGATCAAATTCAGGTATTACTACAATCGGTAGAGCAAAAAGTAGAGGTTTTGAATATTCTTCTGGTACTGCAACATCAAACATATTTTCAAGTTCAAGTTTAACAAGTGCTGTTTACAAACATTATCTTTTTGATATAGTTTTATTTACTCACTTAAACGTTAAAACTGCACAAGCATTTACAACTGGTGAAACGGTAACTGGTGGTACTTCTGGTGCAACTGCAACCGTACAATCTGTATCTACTACAGAAAGTGCTACAATAACAGCTGCAACAAAAGCTAATCCTTGTGTTGTTACATCTTCAAATAAATTTAAAGAAGGTCAACAAGTAACAATTACAGGTGTTGGTGGAATGACTGAATTAAACAATAATGTTTTTACGGTTAGAAATCCAACGGCATCAAATTTTGAATTATTTGATACAGATGGTACAACTGCTATTAATAGTGGATCATTTACTACTTACACTTCAGGTGGTGCAGCTGCACACGCTGTAGTTATAGTATCAAATGTACAAGGTACTTTTGCTGCTGGCGAAACAATAACAGGTGGCACATCAAGTAACACAGCAGTTATTCAAGCAGACGCTGTAGGTTTTAAAGGTGTAACTTCACACGATATTACTGCTGTTAAACAACTTTCAATGGCAGGTAGTCCTACATTTACTGCTGATACAGCATTAGACGCTACAAATGGCGATAATTCTACTTTAACTGGTACGTTATCAGTTGCAAATAGTGGTACTGCTGTTACAGGTTTCAACACAAGATTTACAGACGAATTAGTTGTTGGTGATTCAATATCATTTACAACAGATGGTGGTACATCATTAACAAGATTAGTAGAAGCTATAATAAGTAATAGTTCAATTACATTATCAGCTGCTGTTGGTGGATCAGATGTATCAACAAAAACAATTGCACAAAGAAGAAGAACAAAAATACAATCACCTGAAAAAAATGTTTCTATATTTAAATTGCCATATGAAAATATTAAAACATTAAAGACTACTGCAAATAGTAACGCTTCAGATACAACTTACACATTTAGAAAACACGAAATCAAAACACTAACAGGTGATGGTATCGCTACATTCTCTGCTGGTGTAAATGAAACATTTGCTGATTTAGCAGAAGACGATTACACTATCTCAATTACAAGCACAGGTTCTGGTTCAGCAGGTGCTGCTGGAGATGTATTGAGTTTGACAGGTAACAACCATGAAGGTGGTGCTATATTTGCATTGAATGGTGCTAAAACTACTTTAACAATTGATTTTGGTGCAAACTATGCTGCTCACAATATTAAAGCATTAGTTACGTTAAACAAAACAATAGGTACTTCTAAAACAAAAACTCTTAATAGTAATGAAACAATTGCTGTATCTACACAGGCAACAATAGAAAGTGGTACAATTAGTTTACAAAAAGCAGACGTAATTGCTATCAATTCAATTTTCATGGCGCCTGACTTCAGTACAGCTGCAACAACATCACATACAGATATTACAGATAGATTTGATTTAGATACAGGTCAAAGAGATAACTTCTATGATGTTGGTAGAATAAAATTAAAAACTGGTGCATTAACACCAACTGGTAGATTATTAGTTAACTTTAATTGTTATACTCATAGTGCAGGAGATTATTTTGATGTTGATTCATATTCAGCAATAGATTATGAAGATATTCCTGCTTACACTTCAACAAATACTGGTACTAGATTTGAATTAAGAGATTGTTTAGACTTTAGACCTAGAGTTGATGACGCAAGTACAATTAATTCAGGTAACCAAGATAGATCATTTGATGGTACTGGTGCTTCAGTTGTACAACCTATCAAATTTAATTCAGACGTAAGATCAGACTTTGAATATTATTTAGGAAGAGTAGATAAAATATTTTTAGATAAAGATGGTAACTTTAAAGTATTAAAAGGTGCAAGTTCATTAGAACCTAGAGTACCAGGTACTTTAGATAACGCAATGCACCTATACACATTATTTTTACCTGCATATACATTAGATACTGCTGATGTTGGTATAGAACACGTTGACAATAAACGATATACAATGAGAGATATTGGTAGAATAGAAAAAAGAATTGAAAATGCTGAATATTATACTCAATTATCTTTATTAGAAACAGCTGCACAAAATTTACAAATACAAGACTCAAATGGTTTTGATAGATTTAAAAATGGTTTCGTTGTAGATAACTTTACAGGTCACAATATAGGTGATGTAGGTAACAATGACTACAAAGTTTCAATTGATTATGCAAACGGTGAATTAAGACCTACATTCCACGAAGACGCTATATCATTAGTTGAAACAGATGATGACGGAACTGCAATAGTGGCAGACGATAGAACAGCACATAACTATCAAAAGACTGGCGATCTAATAACTTTACCTTATACAGAAACAACACTAATAGATCAACCTTATGCAAGTAAGGCTATCAATGTAAACCCATTTGGTGTATTTACATGGATAGGTGCAATAGAATTAACACCTCCAGGTGATGAATGGAAAGAAACAGAAAGAGCACCAGAATTAGTTATCAACAACCCGAACGGTAGTTGGGATAACTTAACTAAAAACTCTGGTAACTCTGGTCAACTAACTGAATTTCCTATGTCAACGGTGTGGAACTCATGGCAAGATACATGGACAGGAAGACCTGTTGAAACAGAAAGAAGAAACGTAGGTACGTATAGAAAAAGAGGTGGTCATGGTTGGAGAGTAATGGCAAAACAAGAAGTAACTACTGCTCAACAAGTATCACAAACAAGAACAGGAATTAGAGCGGTTGCTGTACCTGAAACGGTAAGAACATCTGTCGGTGATAGAGTAGTTTCAATCGCATTTGTTCCTTTTATTAGAAGTAGAACATTATCATTTACTGCAACAAGATTAAAACCTAATACTAGAGTTTATCCTTACTTTGATAATATTGATATTACATCTTACGTAACACCATCAGGTGGTGCATTGGGTGGTAATCTAGTTACAGACGCTAATGGTAAAGTTGAAGGTACATTTGCAATACCTGATCCTAAAACTAGTTCAAATCCTAGATGGAGAACAGGTCAAAGATTATTCAGATTAACAAGTTCATCAACAAATAGTTTAACAAACGCAAACGTAGAAACAGCTGCAAATACTGAATACGTTGCAAGAGGTTTATTAGAAACGGTTAGAGAAACAATCATTTCAAGTAGAGAAGCAAAAGTTGAGATGAGAAGTGTAACAGAAAGTCAAACTATTACAAGAACATCTACAAGAACGGAAGAAAGACAAGTTGGTTACCATGACCCACTTGCTCAAACTTTCTTAATTGATGACGAAGGTGGTGTATTCTTAACATCTATTGATGTATTCTTTAGTACAAAAGACGCTGCTATACCAGTAACGGTTCAATTAAGAAATACGGTCAATGGATATCCAGGTCAAAAGATATTGCCATTCTCGGAAGTAACTTTGAATCCTAGTGCTGTAAATACAAGTACAGATGGTACAACTGCAACTAAATTTACATTTTCAAGTCCTGTTTACATACAATCAAACATAGAGTATTGTTTTGTTGTAATGGCAAACTCACAAGACTACAATGCTTATGTGGCAAGAATAGGTGAAACATCTTTAGATACAAATAGAACAATATCTGCTCAACCATATGCTGGTGTATTATTCAAATCACAAAATGGTATGACATGGTCTGCTGAACAAAATGAAGATATGAAATTCTTATTAAGAAGAGCAGAATTTAGTAATGTTACAGGTGAAGTAACATTGACTAACGATTCATTAGGAACAAGAACACTTAAACAAAATGCTTTAAGAACAACAAATGGTTCTAAAGTAATTAGAGTATTCCATCCTAACCATGGTATGCACGGTACAAGTAATAACGTAACAATTGCTGGTGTGCCAAGTGGTACACACAATGGTATTGCTCATAGTGATATTAATGGTACATATACAAGTATTTCAAACGTAACTTTAGATAGTTACGATATAACTTCAGGCAGTTCATCAAATGCTACTGCAACAGGTGATGTTGGTGGTACTGCTATAACAGCAACACAAAACAGAGTCTTTGATGTATTAAATCTAGGTGGTATACAAACTATGACTTTACCTGATACAAATATTGATTACTTTGTAAGAACAACAACTGGTAGATCAGTACACGGATCAGAAACAGAATTTACATTAACATCAGCAACAAATAAACTTGCTGTAATTAATAACGACAATATTGCTTTCACAGCACCTCAAATGGTTGCAAGTGATATAAACGCAACAAACGAAAGTATATCTGGTGGTAAATCTTTCTATACAATATTAGAAATGACAACTACAAATACAAAACTTTCTCCTGTATTAGATACTCAAAGAATGAGTGCCTTTACAATTCAAAACAGATTAAATAGTCCTACATCTAGTAACACACCAAGTTTTGTTGATGATACAGCAAACACAGGTACATCATCTGCTGCTGTATATTGTACAAAACCTATATTACTAGAAAACAACTCAAAAGCATTAGACATTAGATTAACTGCAAATATAAGATCAACATCTGAAGTAGAAATGTATTTTAGAGTTTCAACAGACGGCGATAAATTAGATGAATTAAGTTGGACACCTTTCAATTCAGATGGTAGTCCAGACTCATCTATTGTGCCTGCTGAAGATGATACAACATTTAAAGAATACAAATACACGGCAAGTGATATAAATGATTTTACTTCATTCCAACTAAAAGTTGTTATGAAAGGAACAATTTCATCTTATCCACCTGTATTAAGAGATTTAAGAGGAATAGCATTGGCGGTATAAGATGAGCAAATTAAGAGTAGAGGGATTTTCTAGTTTAGTAAGAGATACCGACTCAAACGCTATCGTCAACGTAAATAAAAGTGAATATCAACTTTACATGTCAAGGTATACTGCTAGAGAGAAACAAAGTGATGTTTTAAGAGATACCGTAAAAGAGATAAATACTTTAAAACAAGAATTATTTGAAATAAAGAAACTATTAAAGGAAATTAAAAACTAATGGCTGCAAGACAAATAACTGCTACACAAACGTTAGAAGACTTTAGAACAGAATTTAATGCTCTGTCTGCTAATGATTTTGGCGATATTGCAACACTTGATTCTAACCTTTCTGCAACATCTGTAATTGGTGCTGTAAATGAGTTATACGCTGCCATTTCAGGTGCATTATCTTTTACGGTTTCAGATGGATCAAATACTCAAACACTAGTAAATGGTAATACATTATTATTTCAAGGTACAGCAAATCAAGTTACAGCAACGGTAAGTGCAACTGATAAAGTAACTTTGGCATTACCTGATGATGTAACAATCGCTGGTGAGTTTACTGCTTCAGGTACTGGTGCTCACACATTAGGTGAGTTATCATTTACAGGTAGTACGATTGCAAGTTCAGGTTCTACTATCACAATGAGTGATGATGTAACAATGCCATCTGCTAAAACGTTAACGGTAGACAAAATTTCAAGTAATACAACATTTGTTGATTTTGGAAGTAAAAACGTATCAACTGACGGATTCTTCTATACAACAAAATCTACTGGTGGTCTAATATTTGAAGGATCAACAGCAGACGCACACGAAACTACTATAAATGTTGTAGATCCTACAGCAGATAGAACGATCAATTTTCCTAACGTTTCAGGTACGGTAATAACTACAGGTGATACTGGAACTATTACAGGTACAATGATTGCCGCGGATACTATCGCTGAGGCAAATATGGCCGATGACGCAATAGGTCAGGATCAACTAAAAAGTGTAGTAGAATTAAGAATTTTAGACTCTAATGGGACCGTTGTAAAAACAATGTTTGCGGCAGGTGCCTAATTAGTATAAATATAAATAAGTAAAGAGAGGTACTTACTGAAAAGAGTGGTACCAGATAAAGAAAAATGAGGAAATTATGGCAGTAAGAAAACCTTTATTCGTCAGCAGCGGAAATCTACAAGAGATGACGACAGCTATGGTAGACGAGATAGTTGATGGTATAATCTATCAATATTCACAAGACCCATCTGTGGTCTTAACGGTTGGATCATCTGGTAACATCGGTACTATTAACGATACGAGAAAATCAGCTGGTGCTCAATCAACAAGTGCAAGTTCATTCCCAAATGAAGGAACTACACAAGAACCACAAACGGTAACCGTATCATACAACAAAGTAACATCAACAGCGACAGGCGGAACGCCAACTGCTGATACAGGAAAAACATTCCCAGTTTATTACAATTCATCAGGACAAATACAGGCGATGAATTTACAAGATGTAAAAGATACTTTTTTGCACCCAGCAATTGATTTACTTACATCTGGATCAACAGGAACGCAACAAGGTGGAACATATACGGTAACAACTTCATCAACAGCCGCTTCTGGTTTTACAAACGTAAGTACAACAGCAATATTCACAGATACAAGAGCAGATACATCTGCTTATTCAGCAGGTTCAATTCCTGAAACACAAGATCAACCTACTACTATTACAAACTATTTTTTACATAGAGTAAACGGTGCTTCTGCTTCATATACTGAACCATACTTTTTAGATGGATCTAACAACATACAAGAATTTACAACTGCCAATTGGAATTCTTTGATGTTAGGTTGGATCAAAAAGACTGCTGCTGATTCATCTGATGGATATGCAATTAGTTATTCACTAGGAACAACTGCAACTGGTAACACTAGAGGTTCTGGTATGGCAGATACAATTTTAAATGGTTCTGGTAATTATCAAACAAGACAAGTAAACAATGATGATTATAGGGCGCAAGAGTTTCCTAATGGTTCTGCTACAACAGCAAATACATATTTTTTGAGAATTATTAAATCGTAATTTCGTTTCCTCCCGAAGTTACTATATTATGAATTATGAATATATTATTAACAGGTAGTGATGGCTTTATAGGCAGACACTTACATAACTTTTTAAAAACAAATCATAAAGTAATTTGTATAGACAAAGAAACAGGTAATGATTTATTATCCTGTGATCTCAAACATTCTGTAGATTTAGTAATACATCTTGCTGGTTTATCTGGTGTTAGAGATAGTCTAGGTAGACCTGAAGAATATTGGGTACAAAATGTAATCGCAGGTCAAAGACTTTTTGATTTCTTCAAAGACACAAGAATCTTATACGCAAGTTCATCAACAGCACACGAGCCATGGAAAAATCCATATGCAATGAGCAAATATAGTTTAGAACGTATTGCTCCTGCTAATAGTATGGGTATGAGATTTACAACCGTGTATGGTCCTAATGCTAGAGAAACAATGTTGATACCTAGAATATTAAGAAATGATGTTCCTTATATCAACACAAATCATAGTAGAGATTTTTTACACGTTGACGATTTAGTGAGAGCGATAGATACTTTGATGAAATCAAATTTAAGAGGTGTAACAGATATAGGTTCTGGTACTACAAATAATCTCGTAGAATTAATTGAATACTTTGGTATTGATTGTGAACGTGTTGTGGGAGAACAATCCGAGAGATTAGATAACCTTGCTGATAATACACTACTAAATAAAATAGGTTGGTCACCTAAAATAAACTTATATGACTATATTAAGGAGAACAGAAATGATAACTGAAGAATATTTAAAAGATAATTTTATAACAGCTTATTTTATTGACAATGAAAGAAAACACATTGAGATATTAAGCACTAACGAAGAAAAGACACAAACTATTCCAACTATAATAGAATACAACGAGGAACATCCTTCGTTTAAAGCTCTTATGACAATGATTACTGTGGATCAATTACATGAGTACACATATCAAAAAGTTAAGAGAGAAAGAAAACTATTTGAAGAATCAGTTTTAAGAATTGCTAAAAAAGATGGTATCATTATGGATTCTGCCAAGATTGATACGAAGTTTTATCCAAAAGTTGTTGACGCATTATTCAATGATGAAGAAAACGCAGATCACTTGTTTGCTTTAAAATTAGCAGTATTTGAATTAGACAAAGTTAAAGATTCAGATAAAGAAGACTTAAAGAAAAAGTTAAGACAATCTAAAAATAAAATAGATGTATTGTCTGCTGTTTGTGAAATACTATCTTAAAAAATAGTCTGAATACCAACCAGTCCAACCTTCTTCCATAATATGTTGCATTTGACCTAATGTACATATACTAAATTGTGGAGGTTTGTTATACATATAGTCTTTAATTGAAGGACAAACTCTTTCATACGTTTTATAGTCAATGAATTTAAAGTACCATTCATCACTACCTCTAGTGTAGGTATCCACGTAGAAAGAGTCTTGTTCTTTAAACTTATCCCATATATAAGATACATCACCAGTCCATGATACTATAGATGAGTTTAAAGGTGTATGAGCAGGTTCTCTCCACCACGTATCATCTAATAACGTAAAATCTTTTCTTACAAGATTAGGTAACTTATCATATATTACCATATCTAAATCAAAATAGAGGTTTTCACCATCTCGGAACTTATCGTACATCTGAAATTTGTTAAACCAATTACCATATAGGTCGTCTTCTATAACTTCAAAACTATCATATTTTAGACCAGAGTATTCATCTATCATATGTTTTAAGTTATCAACATGCCATTGATTAAACTTATTGCCAAATCTACAACAAATAATCCGCATTTATTTTTCTTCCTACTCCTGTGAAATGTATAACTTTTAGTTTTTCGTTGACTTCTTTATCTAATATCATAAAATCAGTATTAAATTTTTGCATGTACATTTGATTTAGTTTTAAGTTTTCTGCAAAGTCATCTGTATATTTTGCTATCCATTGACTAGGTGTTTTAGATAATTTTGCTTTATGTTCTAATATTTTCCACTTGACATAATTTTGTTCGCCGTAATATTTCTTATGTACGGTGCCCTCGTTATAGAAATGTAATTGCCAATATTCAGGATTAAGTGCAAACTCATCCCACACATATTTTAAACTGCCTGATTTAAACTTATAGAAACCACCATTGATACCTAGTTTGTTTTCCCACCATTGACCATATGTTAATAGTTCATTATCTGATACAGGACGACCTAGTAATTCATCAACATTGTTTACTATGAGTTGATCTATATCCATAATGATTATATCATCACCTGGATTTTGATATGCAAATTGAGGACTAAAGAATTTTAGTTTGTGCCAATGTTTAACTATATTACTATTATGATTATAAGGTAGGACTACATCTGCTTTGACATCTGTATCACTTAAACATACAAACTCAAAGTCTATTGATGAGTGTTTACGTAAACTATCATGTAGTCTTTCAACGTAATCAGGTGTATAAAAACCATCAAAGTATACCGTACATATTTTAAGCATTAAGTCTTCTCCACACAAGATCAAAATCTTTATTGATAGCGTGGCATAGAATTGTTCCTTTAGGTATAAAGCCTTGGCTGTATAAGAAGTAATGCCACTTATCGTCTAACCATTGTACAGGTACATTATTTTCTTTTAACTTAACTGAAAATAAAGTTTCATTATCCCAACCAAAATATTGTCTTACCTTATCAGGAAATATATTAGTAACATACTTATCGTTATGAGTCATAAACTCAACTTCTTTTTTATTATTTGTATATTGTTCGTAATCAGGAATAATTATTTCTTCTTTTGTTTGTATTTTTAAATGTTTCATCAATGTAAGATTATCTTCAAAATGATTAAAGTAATCTAACTTATTTAAATGATCTTTATTGATACCTATTATACCTGTATTGATAACATCATTTTTTGTACTCAAGCCTTTTTCAAACAACATTGCCTGAGCGTTAAAATATTTTGACGATGGACTTCTTATAGTTTGTGATGTATCTGTGACTCTCTCAATAGGTATTGTTCTATCGTTATTATTTAAAACAGCAATACCTTTTGTTAAATCCCAATGCTCAAAAAAGTTTTCATTCTCTATAGGAACTACATCAAAATCTAAATATAAAATTTCATCATAAGTTTTACCTAATTCATATAACAAATGTATTTTGTAAAAGTTTATTATGTTGTAGGTTGTAAGATAAGGATACTTTTCTTTTAGTTGATTTGCATATACAATATAATCAGGACCATACTCAAACATTTTAAAGTCGGCACCTATTTCTTTAGCATAATATTCTTTGCAAGCACAAAGATCAGCGTAATGTGTTTTAAATTGATTTTTAGTGTTTACATTGATAGGTGTATCACCTTTTTTAAGTAAATTTTTATCAAATATATCTATTTCTTCTTTCGGTATATCAATGTATAAACTATAAACTACTCTTTGCATATTTCACCTATTAACGTAAATCTTGTTCCTCTTTCATCATTAATTTCATCTTTAACTTTAACTTTTGCATTTTCAGGTAATTGTCTTTCAAACTCATCTATATCATTTACACAATTTATATGTGTATCAATATTAAACATATCGTTTGATTGAAAAGCAAAATGAGCACCTTTTTTCATTCTAGTCCACCATGGTACTTTACGTGTAACTGGTTCGCCAAATGGCGAGTCTTTGTATAATGATCTAGGTCCTTTAGGTCCCCATTCAGACATAGGTCTCATATGTTCACAAGAAGTATTAATGAATAGATCAGTAGTTTCATATTCTTTTTTAAATGTTTCAAATATATCACCTACTATAAACTCTACGTTTTCATAGTCCATAAATAATCTATTCTTTGCAACATTAATAACTCTTTCATCCATATCAATTAAAGTTATCTTTTTAACCTTTGGCGCTAGCGCTGGTACAAAAATACTACCAAACCAACCTGCAAATATAACTATTTCAGATTGTTCATTTATTAAACCTAGTTTATCTACGTGATTTATAATATTCATTTTAGCATTTACTTGTGGTGTACTAAATGAATCCATAAGAATATTCTCAACCTCTGGTTCTTTTTTCATAACCGTCAATACATTGTCAAGTAATCTATAATCTAGTTTATCATTTGTAGCACTTAAAATATTGTGCATAAAACCAAACTGATCGTCCTCTTTTATACAATAAACAATATCGTCAAGTGTTCTATAGTTTACATTTTTATTTTGTAAGTCAACAATATTTTTCAGATATTTTAAATCTTCTCTTTCTATCATTTTCTTATAATCCAATCATTTATTACGAGCAAATCTAAAGCAGTTCTTCTAAAAGTTCTTAATGCGTGATGAGGTGCTTCTACGATTGGCTCTTGGCAATTGAAACTCGTATTGAGTAACATAGGTATGCCTGTTATCTTATAAAACTCGTTCACTATATCATAAAACTTTTCATTATCATTCCTATTTATAGTCTGTATTCTAGCCGTATTGTCAACGTGTGTAACGCCAGGTACTAGTTTAGTTTTCACGTTACATATCCTAGACATGTAAGGACTAGGACCTCCTCTTGTATCAAAATAATCTTTATAATGTTCTTCTAATACCACAGGTGCAAAAGGTCTAAAGTCTTCTCTCAATTTTATTGTACTATTAATAATTTCTTTTATATCAGGATTACGTGGGTCTGCAAGTATTGATCTATTACCTAATGCACGATTACCACTTTCTGATTTACCTTGAAACCAACCTACTATTTTACCATCAGCAATCGCTTGTGCAACTTCTTTATAGTTTACCTTTTCTTTTCCTACGTAATCATATTCTTTACCAGCATATAGTTTAGATATATGTACATTTTCATTTATAACAAAATCAGCGTGTTGATATGTACCAATAGCTTGCCCTTCGTCACCCACAGCAGGTGGTACAAATACATTTTTATAATGTTTAGTAAATTCTTCATTCATGTAACCATTATAGGCAACACCACCAGCAATACATAAATTATCACAAGTCTTTAATGGATATACATGTTCTCTAATTCTATCTAAAGTAAATTTTTGTAATGTATATGCTAGGTCATCTACACCATGTGTATCTATATCAATCATTTTAAAATGATCTTGTTTTCTTTCAGTAATAGGACCATCTAATATTATTTCAAACATATTATAATAATATCTACTAAATTTACCATACCCTACTTTACCCATAAGTTTACTTGCACCTAGCGTGCCAAAACCTGTAAGACCTGACATATGATTCCACAACCATCCTATAGGTAGTTTGTCTGATAGGTCAATTAAGTTTTGTTCTTTATCAAAAAATACACATCTAAATTTAGAACCTATACCATCTATCGCAAGTATATCAGATTCTTCATAACCTGAATTAAGAAACGCATAAGCAGCATGTGATTGATGATGATCTATAAAGTATATACCATTCTTGTAATAATGGTCCCATAGTTTCTTAGGATCGTAATTAAATATTTCATCATGGCCTTTTAGTATTGTGTCTAGTAATTCTTCTTTTGATTTTCTAATACCACCAAACGTATATGTAAATGCTAAAACTTCTCCAGGTGCTTTGTGAAAATATTTGCTTGTAAACTCATCATTTAATCTATAATCACTTACGTTTAGAATATCTGATTGATGAGCATATGCCTCTGCTTTGTATGGCAGATTATGTTTAAATCGTGTGTGTCTTTCTCTTTGATTGTGGTGTTCACCATCATATGTATTATGATCGTGTAGATTTAAAGCAACTGCATATATTTTATTCATTTAGTATGGCCTCATATTTTGATAATGGAAAATGACCTTTAGGTTCAACCCATTCCATACATGTTTTACAATAGTTCTCATATTTAAATAATCTAAAATTCATCATCTTGTCTATATTTTCTTGTGTGATCTCAAAGTTCCTTGAAACAATAGGATTGTTAGCAAACTTTTTACTACAATGTACTATATGCCTTTTCTCAAAATCAATAACAGGAACCATAGGAAAAGCAGCACACATCTTCCTATCTATTTCTGCAGCCTGTTTATGTACTGCCAATACATCATCTTTATTAGGTGTTCTACCATTAAATGATTTCCACATTGTATTCTTGTGTTCTAATTGTTTCAGTTCTTCAGGAAACTTATCTTTGTATTTAAAAAAGTTAGGTGTTTTTACACATAGATTATAATTGTTGTATTCATTTGGTTGTATAAAACCATAAGGTGGTAACTTATCTAAATTACCTAGTTTTTTGATACCGTCTTCATAAAAATCTAATATGTTATGTTCAACATAAAGTATATCAGGATCTTTTAGTATATGTGGATATCTTTTACGTACAAAAGAGTTTGATAGTACTGAAGGCACGTGATTAGGATTCTTTTTTACTTCAGCAATGACATCATCTAAATTTTTTATTAGACCTGGTTCACCACCTAGTAAACAAACACGTATTTTGTAGTGTCTTAAATAATGTAATACTCGTTTTAAAAAGTCAAGGTCAACCGTTAAGTTTCTCATCTCTAAAGTATATGATGTACAATAATGACAATCTTTATTACAAGACATAGACATAAAAAAATCTATCGCTAAATAATTTTGTTGTATTTCTTTTAAATTAATCATCTATTGTCATATTTGTTAAAGAACAATTTGTTAAATGCTATTAACATTTTTTCTTTAGGCTTAGGTTTAAATTTAGTTTTTTTAAAACAATAATCTTTTGTTTCGTAGGCCTTTTCTATAAGGTACTCGTAAACATCTTCATTTTCTTTTTCTGTATAAGACCTGTCTATGATTATTTTATCGTCAAAGATAAACTTCATTCGTTTTACAAATTCTCTTAATCTGTATGGTATCTGATCTGTTATATCAACCATATTATCATGTTCATCAATGTAACAAAATGTGGTTATGTCAGGACTAATTATTATTTTCATACCGTCATCATTATACTTGTACAAGTTTTATCAATTTCATCATTTGTTAAATATGGATGAATAGGTAATGTTAATATTGTATCACATATTAACTGACTATTCAAGCAGTTATCTTTCCTATTTAGAATAGATTTATACATAGGGTTTTCTGATATAGGATTAGGATAGTGTACATTAGCGTTAAGTCTTTTTTGTAGTTTGTCCCTAGTTTCTTTGTTTTCTAATCTTATTACATATTTGTGATAACAATGATTTACAATTTCATCAACATGTGGTATAATAACAGGTAAGTTTTTTAGATTGTTAGTATATCTTTTTGCAATTCTAAATCTCATATCTTGCCATTCGTGCATTTTATCCATTCTAAAGTTTATAAATTCAGCATTGATTGCTAACATTTTAGAGTTATAACCTAATACTTCATTATTGCCGTGTCTTCTTAACTTTCTAACTAAATTCGCTTCTTCTTTGTTATCTGTAAGAAACGCACCACCCCCAGCTAATCCTGCAACTGGTTTGTTTGCGTTAAAACTTAATGTTGAAACATCACCATACGTACCTGCGTATTGACCATCTCTATTTGCACCAAACGATTGACAAGCATCCTCTATAAGTTTTATATTTTTTTCTTCACAAAACTTTTGAATATATTGCATGTCAGATATATTACCAAACAAGTGTGGATATATAATTGCTTTTACTTTATCTGAATACATACGTTTCATACTATCAACTGATATATGATTTGTTTCTAAATCTACATCACAGAATACAGGTGTTGCACCTACCATTGATACAACAGACGCTGAAGATATCCAAGAGAAGTTTGTAACTAATACCTCATCACCAGGTCCTATATTGTTTATGATAAGTGAAAAGTGTAAGGCGTCTGTACCACTATTTACTGCAACTGCAAATTTTCTACCGATAGTTTTTGCAATACGTTTTTCTAAAAATTCTACATTTCTTTCATTTTCTTTTTGCATAACGTTATCAAAAAGTTTCAAGTATTCATTTTTATTTGCTAGATATTCTCTATCCCAACCCGTCATATATTAACCTCGCTATTTGTTGTTGCCCTTTTTCACTTGGGTGTTTATCTCTTTCCGATATTCTTTCTATAGACTTAGCACCATAAATTTCTGATGGTTTAGCAACTCTATAAAAATCTATAAAGTTTTTATTTATTTTATTATAATAAGGATTACTTAATATTTGTTCTTCGCACATTTTTTTATACTCTTGTTTAAATACATAGTCATCACCTTCTAAATTGTCTTCATTATCTTTATGTGTAGGATTATTTGATCTTTTTCTTAATTGTTCCCACATATAACCTGTGTACAAGTGAACCATTTGTATTTGTTTGTAAGGTATTCGGTGTAATTCCATAACAGATTGAAACGAGTAATAATATCTCATACTTCTATCTATCCAATATTCAATACAACCACGCCAATCAAATTGATCGGCAGTCCACAATTGTTTTCTTGTTTGAAATCCTGACATTTGATAATCACGTCTAGGTGCTGTTGACCATGCAGCTATCATTAATCCTATTTGATTAATAGGTGTAGTTTGTAATCTATCAACCAATGAACTATAGATATATTCTTGTCCTTGTCCTGATTTACAAAGATTTATAAGTTGCATATCTAACTTCTCTGCTAATATTTCAGGCCACATTTTCCAAGACGTATCCATATCAGGATGTTCTGCTGAAATAAAGTTAGGATCACCCCAACTACAACCACTTACTATTAAATATTTCTTCATGCTTTATGTTTATTAATTGATTCGCCTACTTCATCTATATGATGTTCTATCTTAACTTTTTCCTCATCTTCACCTCTACCACTACAATGATACATACAATTTTCAGGCACTCTACTTGTATCGCCTGCCTCACCTTCTCTCATTATCTTTTCAAAATCTAACCATTCATCTGAAAATAATATATCTTCTATACTATCTGCTTCTGCTACTTTACTAACTTTTTCCATCTTCTTAAACAAAGGCGTACTTAACGTATGCTCATGGTCACACCAACAACAAGGCATTAACACACCTCTATTGTTCATAGCCAATTGCATTTTACCATTCATACATTGAGCAACAAATTTGCCCTTATACTTACTCATCTCTAGTATAACCTTGAAATTGTAAATTGTATTCTGTTGATTTAGGTCTTAATGGATCACTTTCAGCCATCCACCTTGACGAGTGTAACATAATCATCATAAGACCATGTTTTTTTGCAAGGTCTTTTGCCTTTTGTATATTGTGTTCATTATAACTAAAGACGATATATTGCCATGATGGTGATTTTGTTAGATACTCTTTTGACTTTAACATTATTTTAAATAGTTTTTCACCATCTTGGTTAACTCTATACATACTACTTTCTTCTGGCATACCATCTATACCAAATATCCATTTTGCGTCAGGATGTGCCTCAAAACATTTTATATAAAATTTTTCTGATTTAGCTGATGACGCATTATGTATTGAAGCCTCATTACCATTCTTATACAAATACTCTAATATCTCTGGGAATTTAGGATGATGTACAGGATCAGATAACTGACCACAAAAATTTAATTGTGTAAAGTGAGCTGCTAGTTTTTTCACTTCGTCCATTGTTGCGTCTTTACCATATACTTTTCTACCATGAAATGTAAAGTTAGTTTGTCTTTGACATCTCATACATTCTAAAGGACATCTAAAACTAATATCAACGTTAATACCATTTCTAGGACGCCTAAAGAAAGAAATAGGACTTGTATCGCTTATAGTTTCTCTATCCATTTTAGTAAATTTTCTATTTTATCTTTTTGTTCAGTTAGACATTTTGCAGGTCTATCTACATAAACAGGACCGCCATCTTTTAAATCTTTACTTCTTGCGTATATAAATTTTTTACCTAACCATTTACATTCTTGTATTATTCTAGGTGCAGGATCAAAATTAGGTTTAGTGTAAACATATGTGTCAAATATTCCTAGTAAATTTTTAACAGGTACAAATAAGTGATTACGTTTTTCATTTATATACTTGTCTTTATATGCTAAAATACCATGATCTGGATAATCTTTTATGTGTCTTTCAACTTCTCTATAGTATGTTCTATTCGTTCCTAAAAACAAATGCTTAACTTTTATATCATCAACTACTGGTTTATATATACTAAAATTTATTATCTTTTCAAATTGTTTGCCTACACCATTTACGTAAACTTCGTGGTCGCATAGATCAACAACTTTTTCTGGTGTAAAATTAAAATGATTTAACGCAATAGGATATTCTTTGACGTGATTTTCTGAATAAACAGAAATGAGTTTACCACCAAACAAACTATGTAATGTTAGTTTTTGTTCTTCGGTATAACTATTATAATCTAGGTATGCAAGTGTCAACATACTTCTACCCATAATCAAAGTTATATCATCTGACTTTGGCATATAGTCATCAAATATTACATTCTCAAATTTAGTATAACACTCATTTATTGCGTCAATGTAATCCTGATCTGTATGTTTTTTGTTTTTGACGATTATGAGTTTAGTGTTTATACCTAGATCATTGAGAAAACAACAATGTTCATAACTATAATGTAATAGGCCATCGCCAGGCTTACTAGTGCATACTATATTTACGTTTTTCATAACTAATTATAACATATTTATGTATAAATAACAATAGTGTAGAGTAGAGAGATTAAGGAAATGAAACTTGAAAAAGGTATATTTTACACAAATAAACAATCTAATTGCTGACGCAATATTCTTACCATTAAGTGTTGCATATATTTGGGAATATTGTAAGACACAGGTAACAGATTGGGAACTAGGCGACATCTTCTTTGAGAGAGAATCCGTAGAGGACTATCTAAAGAAGATTGACAATCCTGACATTTTAGCACTATCAACATACGTGTGGAACTGGGACATAACTTGTCAGTTAGCACGAGCAGTCAAAAAGAAATATCCTAATTGTAAAATAGTAATGGGTGGACCACAAGTGCCATTCAAACAAAGTTGGTTAGAAGACAATCCTGATCTATGCGATATTATAGTTACATATGCAGGTGAAAGAGCATTTGCTGAAATACTAAAAGGTAACTATACATACCCAGGCGTAATGACAAAAGAATCTTATACGCCACCTAAACCAGATAGAGAGTTAAACGATATACCTAGTCCTTATTTAAGTGGGTTGATGGATAGTCTTATGAAACCTGGTAAACAATATAGTGCTATCATAGAAACAAATAGAGGTTGTCCATATAGTTGTTCTTTCTGCGATCAACAAGATTTATATTATAATAAGATTGCTATGTTTGATTATGATAGAGTAATAGGTGAGATAGATTGGATTGTAAAAAATAAAATTGACTTCTTATACTTTGGCGATAGTAATGTAGGTATGTTTAATAGAGATGTTGACTTTATAAGACACATCGCTAAACGTAGAAATGAAACTGGTTATCCTAGACAGATAGATTATAGTACAGCAAAACAACAACCAAAACGTATTGTAGAGTTAGGTGAAATACTTAACAAAGAAGCAAAGATAAGACGTGGTGTTACAATTGCTTTACAAAGTATGAATCCTAAAACACTAAAAGCAATCAAAAGAATTAATCTTGCAAATGAAAAATTAGAACAAATTGTAGGCGACTATAACAAGGCAGGCGTTGATAATTATTGTGAACTGATTGTAGGTCTACCTGAAGAAACATTAGAAACATGGATAGAAGGAATAGGTAAGATACTAGAATTAGGAAGTGACCATGCGTTGACGGTACACCCTTTGAGTATTGTGCCTAATACTCCTTTTTCTGAACCTGAATATAAAAACAAATACGGATACAAATATACAAAGACAGCTGCACCTGCAGGTGGTAATACTTATCCTAAAGATAGTAATGGTGAGATTGATTATGTTGCATATGAAAGTAAAAGTTATAGTAAACAAGATTATATAGACATGTATTTTTTTGCTAAAGGTCTTGTGATACCTCATCACTATCATGGCGTTAGTCAAGTTGCAGCCACATATTTAAACCGAGAACATAATATATCATTTATTGATTTTTATAAAAAACTATTTAAGTATAGTAGAGATGGCGATGGTATACTAAATGAAGAATATATAAATCACACAAATAGTTTAAAAGAAAGTTTGTTTGAAGATAAGACATGGGGAAGAACTATAGAAGGTGGTGATGATTTTCATATACAAGATAATGGTGCAACAGCTTCATTTTTATATAGAAACATAGACAAGGTACATAAAGAAATTATAGACATATGTAAGAAAGAATATAATGTTGATGTATCAGAAGCGTGCCAGTTTAACAAGCACATTATTGACACATACGAAAGAGATGATACAGAAAAACAATTTAACAAAAACTGGTATAGTTGGTTCTATGATAACAAACCATTAGTCGCTGTTAACAATATCGTATCTGTAGCCGTTTATAAATATAAAGATATAGTAGACCACTCAAAGCATTTATTCTGGTGGGGAAGAAAAGCCAAGAGATGTTTTTTGAAATCAAAGGAGATTATGTTATGATAAGAGTTGGCGATATAATACCAGACGTAAAAACTATGCACAAAGATAGTGCAGCCACAAACTGGTATTCTACACACGAATTATTTAAAGATAAAAAAATATTACTAATAGGATTGCCTGGCGTATTTCTTGTTGAGTATGCAGCCACACATTTAAAAGCATACGACTTCTATTACAGCAAGATAAGAGAACTAGGTATTGATGAAGTATATTTTACAAGTGTTGATAATTGTTACGTACAAAACGCATATCACAAATCAGAAAATTTATCATACTTAAAAAACTTACCTGACCCTAATGGTGATTGGGCTACATCTATAGGTATGTTAGAGAGTATGAGTAAAGAGGGATTAGGAAATTGTAGTCATAGATACGCTATGATTATAGACAATCTAATTATGAAACATTGTAAGTATGAAGACTTTACACACAATCCTATGACGTGTTTTCAAGTATCAGACGCTGATACAATGATAAAGTATTTAGAAATTATACAAACAAATTATGAAAGGTTTAATGATGACGCCAGAGATAAGGTTGACGTCCTTGGAAGAAACAAGATCAGCACCGTATTGTCGGGAACTTAAATCTCTTTGGTATGATAGAGAATATCTATTAAATCATTTAGAGAATATAAGCGAGAACAATTGGTATCTGTTTGATTGTGGTCACATAAGATGGACCGTACAAGAGGCATTTAACGCTAGACGGGAATGTAAAAATTATCCTTTTAGTGAGTTTCATTATGAGTTGATAAAACTTTTTACGCCTGCAATATCTTTTGATACCGTATTGTACACACAAACAGCAATAGGTGGTGCACCACCACACCAAGATAGAAACAGACCTACTGCTTTAAACTTTGCAATTAGAGGTGAGTTTAGTGATACAAGTCCTCAAGTCTTCTATGATAGTTTTGATAGAAGTACAGAAAAGTATAGAATGACATACGAAAAAAATGATATAACAAATGAATTTGCACCTTGGATATTTAAAGGTCCTGAAATACATGGTGTTGAAAACAAAACAGAAAAGAATAGAATTATTATAACTTGTGCTTGGCGACATAATAGTTATGAAGATATAGAGAAAAGATTACTAGATGGTACTTTAGTAAACTGGGAACAAAATGAAAAAAATAAAAGGATAAAATTTGTATGAGTAGTGTAGATAGAACAAACAAGGCACTTCAAAGACTTTCTTTTATGGGTGATTGGTTACAAATGAAACAAAAGATCAACACTAGACAGATAATGGAAGACATTGAAGGATTTAAACATCATTGGAAACCTTACAATTTAAGAAACCCAAACAACAGGTGGGGTTTAAGTATAACAAGTTTAGATGGCAAGTTAAGTGGCGTGCCTGATTTAGATAGTTTACTACAATACAATAAGATACATGGCACAAGTATTACAAATCATCATATAAAAGAATACACCGAGGTATACAAACAATCTGAAGAAATACAAAAACTTATTGCACCATGGAAACCATGGTTAGGTAGATGTCACTTTCTAAAACTAAACACAGGTGGATATTTTCCTGAACATTATGATATAAACAAAATAGAATTTGGTTACGAAGAAATAAGATTGATTGCGTTTATTAATAATTGTAATAAAAAAGATTTAAAGTTTATATATGAAGATACGGTACGAGATGTAGAAGATGGCACCTTGTATTATTTCAACGCAAACAAAAGACATTCTGTATTCAGTACTGCTGAAGATATAATTATGTGTGTATTCTGTTTGAAGTTTGATGAGGAATGTTTTAAAACACTAATAGAACAATATAGGTTTGCATAATGTGGTATCATAAAAAATTTAAATTACAATACGACACTAACGTTTTCAATGAGATAATTGAATATGCTGAAAGAGCAACATGGAGACAAGGGTACGATCAAAATGGTTTACTTTGGAATGTTGAAGAACTACCTTTAAGTCCTAAACAATTTCCTATACTAAATGAATTATATGAAGGTCTTAATGCAGAATTTAAAAGACCATCTTTCTTTATTAGTAATGTGAAACCTGGTGGGCTAGTAAATCATATTGACCACAACAAGTGGGGCAATCTAGGTATACCTTTGAAAGGTGATTTTGAAAACACACCTCAATACTTCTACGATCAATTCAATCATCCAGTAGAGTCATTTGTAGTTGATAGTCCTGTTATATTCAACACACGTATGTTACATGCTGTGCCTAGACAATTAACTGATACAGGACCTCGTTGGGTATTGATGATGGATTTATTTGAGTGGGTTGATAAGTTGTTTGATAAGATTGACAAGAAGACTATATGGACAGACACAAAGAATTTCAAAAATGCGTAACTTCTATTTTCTACAAATACCTTTAGGTACAGACGCAGCCTATCTGCCACAAGCAGTAGGTACAATATGGTCCTATTGTAATCAATTTAAAGAAGTGCAAGACAAATACAGACTTGCAGGTGTGTGGTGGAATAAAGAGATTGATATTGTTGATCCTGATTTCATAGCTGCAAGTTGTTATATGTGGAACTGGAAACAAACATATGACGTATTAAAAGAAGTAAAGAAAAAGTATCCTAAATGTAAAATAGTTGTAGGCGGGCCTGAACCAAAATATACATCTGAATGGTGTAGAGAACATCCTGAAGTTGACGCTGTTTTAGCATATTATGGTGAAGAAACTATGAGAAGAATACTGGTAGATGATGACTTCAATATACCTGGTGTAGTAACAAAAGATTTTGATAATGCAGCTGAGGCAATATATGCTGACCCAAAGATGATACCTAGTCCTTATCTTAATGGTTTCTTTGATAGTTTACTAGAAGGCAACAATCAAAAAGTTAGAGCAATATTTGAAGGCAATAGAGGTTGTCCTTACACTTGCTCTTTCTGTGATATAGGACATAAAAAATATACAAAGATACAAATGTTTGAAACAGAAAAATGTATAAAAGAATTAAAGTGGATGTGTGATAGAAACGTAAGTGCTATTGATGTTGCAGATAGTAACTTTGGTATATTTCCTAGAGATGAGAAACTTGTAGATTTTGTTGTAGAACAAAAGAAAGCAGGTAACTTTAATGGTAGATTTATGCCTACGTGGGCAAAGACACACGGTGACAAGATAATGAAACTTGCAAAAAAATTACAAGACGCAAGTGTAGATGACACTTTTGGTTTTAGTTTACAATCTACAAATCCTGAAACGTTAAAAAATGTAAAAAGAAAAAATGCGTTTGATATTAAGAGTTTCAAACCTATAATAAAAGATTTAAAAGACAAAGGCGTTTCTTCTTATACAGAATTAATATTTCCTCTACCAGGCGATACAATAGAAACATTTAAATATGGACTACACGAAATAGTTGACATGCCTGCACCTTTTGATATGATACAGATTAATACTTTAAGTAGATTAAGTAATACAGAATTTAATACAGGTTTTCCTGAAATGATATGGCAGAATATAAAAGGTACAGCAAAGCCATATAACAATGATGTAATAGATGAGATCGCTGTTGCAACAGATAAGATGACAAGAGATCAAGTCTTTGAAGGTTTCTTTTATAGTAGAAGTTTCTTAATACCAATGTACTGGTATGGTCTTGCAAAGTATCATGCTGATTGTTATTATGAAATTAATGGTAATAGAAGTGAATTATTTATGGACATATATTCTAAATTATTTAAGAACAAAACATTTATGAAACACAAACTAGATGTTAGAGAACATTATTTTAAAGCACTTAATGACTACAAAGACATTGGATATAAGATACTTAATAAAGATATAAATTATTATACAGATACAGCTTATTCTCACTTATTCTATACCGAGAATAATATATTTGATGTATTCAAAGAAATGTATCCTGAATATGATGAGATTATTGATCGCAACAAAAATGATTTCAGACCTATTGACGATAAGATGGAATGGCTCAGAGATATACACGTTAGAGGTAGATTTAGTGAGTCTTGGAGAAAAATATGATAAACAAATTAATCTGGAATAAAGTAGAAGAATTATTTTACTGGAACATATCAGTAGATAGCCCTATCAATCAATTACCTTTTACAATGGACTTTATTCTTACTTGTCAAAAAGAATTTTCAATGAAAGTAAGAGATAAAGAATATCCCATACGTCTTGGTGGTATTATGGATTGGCATGATAAAACAATGGGTGATTTCGTAAAAGAAATAGACAAACAATATCAACACAATTACTTTGTAGCAGAAAATGGTACAAGTACAACAGGTGTCGTAGGTGAAATAAAAGATGTAAACGATAAACCTATTACGAACAAATGGAATATAAGAGGTGACGCTCTTGTTAAAAGATTACAAGCAATGCAAAAAGAAAGACCTAATCTAACAATATTAGATATGGGTTGTGGTGTAAACGAATATAAGAAACACTTAAACAATGTTACAGGTGTTGACCCTTACAGAAAAGAAGCAGATATATTGTGTAGTCAAGCAGATTTTAAACCTGCTGATGATATAAAATGGGATGTAATTATATGTTTTGGTCCTCAAAACTGGTATACGTATGATGAACAATATAGAAACTTTATGACGTTAAAGAAATGTTTAGCACCTAGTGGTTTACTATTATGGTCACATGTTCATAATTACTATAAAGTATTTCAACCAGATCACCCACATGGTCACACTTGGATACATGGCGATTTAGAACACGCACAAAAAAATAGTGCGTTTTATTTCTACGATAGAAACTGGAAGTACACATGGTACTTTAACTGGACTGAACATGCTGTAAATACACTTGCAGGACATGTAGGTTTAAAAATAAACAAAGTTGATTATGACCATTGTAATTTATACAGACCACCTATGTACAGAATATTTACGGAGATGAGTCATGTTTGAACAAGGTAACTTCTTTGTCAAATGTCATAACATTTATTACAATCAACAATGGTTAGTTGACGTGCTTGAAAGTTTAAAACCTAGTGATTGGGTTGATGGTACAAGTGTAACTGGTGTAACGTGGACTGTTAATGAGTGTAGAAATATACCATACGAGAATATGTGGAAAGATATTGTAGAAAATAGCACGTTAGATTTTGTAGGTAGTAGTGAAAGAGGAGTTGAGAAAAAGAAACCTTGGTGTTTCTTTTCTAAATTACCACCAGGTGGTATCAATTTACATTATGACCATAGACGTTGGGGTGCTGTATTGTTTCCTGTAAAAGGTAAGTTTCATCTAACGCCTCAAATATTTGCAACAGAAAACTATACAGAAATAGAAAGATTTAACTTTGAGAAAAGTAAGATACATGATAATGGTACGCCTGTATTTTTTGATAGCAGAGTTTTACATGCTGTACCTACACCTATAGATGATGAAGAGGAACGTGTAGTGTTTTCTGTAAACATACACACACATCCTACAGAAATGTACGAGAGAGCAAAGAACGGTACATGGTTAAGTAAGAATACAGAAAACATAGGAGTATCAAATGACTGATTTTTATTCTGTAGAAGCCAAGACACTAAAGTTTGATAAAGAGATGATAGTAGATTTTTATAATACTATAGATCAAACAAAGTGGGTACATAGACAAGATAAGTTACCACAATACTGGCCTATAGATGAGAACAATACGTTTGATCGTAACCATGAATTTTACAAACATCTAATAAACAATATTAATGTTGATGTAGATGAGAAAAGAATATATTTTAGTAGAGTACACCCTGGTGGTATACCTAATCATTGGGACTTTGAGAACTTTACTAAATTACAATTTCCTGTTATATGTGATGAACCTGATAACGATTGGTCTAAAACACCTATCTTAATGATAGATCAATTTGACCAAATAGTAGAAAGGGTAGAACATACAAATGATACGCCTATAATTTATAGTGCGAATTACATGCACGGAACTGCTAAATCATTGAAAAATAAAAACGATAGAATAACTTTAGTAGTAGATTTAAAGTTTTGGTTTGAGAGAGTAAAAATTAAATACTACGAAGGCACACTATTTACAAATAACAAAGCATTTTGGAGCATGGCATGAACAGGTGGGATATAACCGTTAAACAAAGTAATTATGATTTCAATCCTTTTAGAGAAAGCGATCATGGTAAATACTTTAAAACGGTTACAAACATTTACGAGGACTGGTCAAAGGAATTAGAATATGCAAACAAGCAACAATATGATTTCTATTGGCCTAGTCCTGTAAAACCAGGTGGCGATCATTTTGATTACGAGTATGAAAATAAACTAGTAGAAGATTGGGGCATACCTAAAGATTTTGTAATCTATAGAATGTGGACTGCAACAAAGAAAGAGTGTCCTATATTATGTGGTTTAGCAGATAAGTTAGGTTTAGAAGACGCACAAGTTAATATACAAACTCAAACTACTGGTATGATGTTACATTTACATATTGATAGTTTAACAGGTTTAAGAAAAGAAAGAAAAGATCAATCATCAAGCAGAGCAACTGATCCTGAATGGGGTAGAGTTTTTGTTATGTTAGAAGATTGGAAACCAGGACATATTATTCAATTCGGGAATACATATGTACCACCATGGAAAGCAGGTGATGTAGTATGGTTTGATTGGGCAAATATTCCTCATAGTACTGCAAACACAGGACCATGGCCTAGAACTATTGCCAAGATAACTGGCAAACAAACAGAAAAGTATAAAAAATTATTATGAATATAACGCCTTTATTTGCTATTGCAATATTACTACCTAGTATTACAAGTAATCAAAGAATACAATATGGCATACCATTATCTTTAATGTTATTTAAAGATGTATTTTTAGGTTTTCATGGCCTAATGATACCTGTCTATGGTTGTATGGCAATTTTTGTCTTACTAGGCAGACATATAAGTAATAGTATAACAGCAACGTTTTTAGGCGTTTTGATTTGGCACGTTGTTGTTAACTTCGCTGTATGGTACTCATACGGTGGCAATTTATTACAAACTTACATACAAGCAGTACCCTTTGATTTTAATCTTTTGGTATCTACCTTGATATGTGTTATGATAGGAAAATTATGTATAAAATATTACTCACATTATTTGTATTACTAATTAGTTTTACAAGCGCTAAAGCAGATGATTGTAGAGGTGATAGGCCACAATTTGATGAAGATGGCACTATGATTATCTATATCTGCAAATCATTTATTAGAAACTCAAGCGATCTAACTCATAAAACATATTCATATGAAGTTGTATCAGCAGACAAAGACGAACTACAAAAAGTATCTTCTTTAAACGTTGTACAATCTGGTCCTGATGGTCAGTTAACTTCTACATTTATGAGAGGTACAAATTCAAACCATACTCTTATTACACTTAATGGTATTGCTATACAAGATCACTCAACACCGAATGGTACTGAAGACTTATTTGCTCATAGTTTTCTTGGTGTAGATAGAGTTGAAGTAATCAAAGGACCTATGGGTAGTATCTATGGACCTAATGCAATAGGTGGCGTTATCAACATGGTTACACAGGCAAATGGTTTAAATTATATTGAGTTATCTGGTGGTAGTTTTGGTCAGAAAACACAAATAATAAAACTTGGTAAAGCAGATTACTCAAAGGGTTTTATCATAGACTTTAGAGTTGAGAATGAAACTGCTGATGGTATATCTGTAGTAGATGGCACAGAAAAAGATGGTATTGCTGATAGAAATTATATCTTTCAAGTAGAAAAGTTTTTAGGTAAGTGGATGTTAAAATCAAATATTATACAGACGGTAAACAAATCTGATTTAGATAAATCTACAGACTATACTGATTATACATCTAAATGGCAATTTAACAATCAATACATTTCTTTACAAAGTAAAGATACCGAGTTTTCTTTTCAAAAATCTAAACACAAAAGAACATATGACGACAAGGGTACAAAAGATATTTACAATTCAGACCAAGAAACTTTTATTGCAGGTCATACCTTTCATTTAAAAGATAGTTTAGATTTAACTACAGGATTTGAACATAATATACAAGAGATAGATTTTGATACTAACATTGCAGGTTATGACTCAAACGTAGATAAAGAAAGACACAATCATGGTTACTATATTAATTTAGATAAACAACTTGATAGTGGTGTCTTTGTACATGGTGGTGTCAGATTAGATACACCTAATACATTTGACGATCAATACACACATAGAATCGCTGTAGAAAATAATGGTGTACATTTAAGTTACTCTACAGGTTATAAAGCACCTACGGTCTATGAGATGTATGGTAAAAACAACTATGGGTTTTTAGGTAATAAAAATCTTATACCTGAAAAATCTAAAACATGGGAAATAGGATACAAAACAGACGGTCATAGTATTGTTTACTTTGAATCAGAAATAGATAATCTTTTAAAGTATGATACAAACACATACGTTAACGATACGAAACAAAGTAATCAACATGGTTTAGAATTGAATAATACATTTACATATGGCAAGATACAATTAAATAATAGTCTATCTTATACCGTATCTAAAGATGGTGATGATAAAGACATGTTAAGAAGACCTAACTGGCAAAATACATCAACGATATATTATGATAACTTCTATGTTGATTTTAATTACTTTGGTAAACATAAAGACATAGACGCTTCAACATATGCAAGAAAAGATATGCCTGCTGTTGAAACATTTGATATAGGTTACAACATTGATGTTGACAATACTACTTTCTTTTGGAGTATAAACAACGTCTTTGATAAGTCTTACGAAAGACCAGATGGTTATAATCAATACGATAGAACTTTTAATCTAGGCTTTAGAAAATACTTTTAATGTTTGATACAATATTTTGGGCTGTTATAGGCACTTTAAGTGGTGTTATCTTTGGTGTAATACCAGGTGCAGGACCTTTTGTTGCAACTGCAACTTTATATCCTTTCTTAACGCACATAGAACCTGTCAATGTTATGATGTATTACATCACGGTATTGATTGCAACAAATTATACAAATAGTGTAACTGCTATTCTGTATGGTATACCTGGTGACGCAACAGCAATCAGTACTGCAAGAAATGGTCATAGATTATTCTTAAAAGGTTTCGGTAATTTAGCAGTTGCTTCTAACGCTGTTAGTAGTACTATAGGAGTTATATTTGCTACTACAGCATTTATATTAGTATTGCCTACAATTATAGAAGTCTTTAGATTTTATAATAGTGTATTACAGACAATCATAGTTGCAGCTGCAATTGTAATGATTACACTATTGACAAAACAAAATAAATTGTTTACAATACTATTGTTCTTGTTTGGTGGTATGATTGCAAAAGTAGGTATAGACCCTATAACGTTTGATAGTTTTCTAACGTTTGGTAATTCATATCTTGCTATAGGCATACCCTTTGCAAGTGTTATGATAGGTTTATATATCGTGCCTGAACTAACAAAATTAAATAGTTTTAAAGTTGAAGTACCTAAACGTATAAATAATTTTACAATAGGTAAAGATACTACAACACCTACACTCATAGGGAGTTTTGTAGGGTTCTGGTGTGGTCTCATACCTGGTGTAACAAATATTCTTGGCAGTTATGCAAGTGCAAATATTGTTAAAAGGTTTTTCAAAAAACCTGTACTTAAAAGCATAGCAGCCGCAGAGGCAGCAAATAATAGTGGCGCCTTATCATCACTATTGCCTTTGCTTATACTAGCGATACCCATAACGGGAAGTGAAGTTTTGATTTATTATATTATGTTAGAAGATGGATTCGTATTCAACGCAGACAACACGGTCAATCACTTAAAAGATATAATCTATATTATTCCTTTTGTGACCGTATTCTGTTTATGGTTAAGCTGGTACGGTTTTAATCTGTTAGGTAAGATTGCATATTACTATAAGACATATAGAAACATTGCAAATATCTTACTTCTCTCAATAATTAGCATTGCAAGTATTTCAATATTCGCCATACACGAATGGATGATTATCTGTATATTTGTTTTGTCTATAATCGGTTTCTTAATTAGACGCTGGGACACAAGTCCTATAATTTACGGATACTTTCTAAGCGATCTATTTTATGAAAATTTAATTAGAACATTAATAATCTTATAGGAGATAAAATGAAAAAAATAATGTTAATATTAATGAGTATGTTATTCAGTACGATGGCATACGCACAAGTGCAAATTATCAACCCTGGTTCACAAGAAGGTGTCTTCAGACAAATTCTTTCTACAATAGGTGATTCAACTGACCATAACTTTGTTCAGGCAGACAATCCAGTTACTGCATACACTTATATAGAAGGTGCTGAAGGTGGCACAGAACCTATCTTAACGATATGGTCTAGTGAATGGCCAGGTGACGATAGTTTAAAAAGTCCGAAAGTATCTAAAGATAATATTGTTGCTTTAATGACATATGAAACTCTTATGTGTAGTAGAGCATACAATTCACTTGAAGATATGAGTGGACAAACGGTTAAGATTGCGACATGGGGATCAGAACCAGTTGCAAAATTCTTAAAAAATTTAGGTGCAAAATATAATGTAAATTTTGTAGTTGTACCTTATTCTGGCAGCGGAAGTACTACTAAAGGTTATGTTGGCAAGGATGCCGATACGGTCTTTACGATTACTTCACGTCAAGCCGCATTAGAGGAAGATGGATCTAAATGTATTGCCTTTTCAGAAAAAGGTCAATTAGGTTTTAGATTTGTTGACGCAATCATCACCATTAATGCTAACTACGCCTTAACAAACGAATTACGTTCTACGGTAACAAACCTCTCTACTACTACCGAGTGGAATAGTAAATTCAAAGGCTCTGTTACTTATGTTGGGAATGGTACTAATCAAACAATAGATATGTTTGAAGAAGCTGTTGCTAACTTTAGTAAATAATACAATTATGTAAGAGCTGGTTGGCATCCTTATAGTTGTCAAACAGCTCTTGCTGATCTCTTCCAGTAATATTTAAATTAACACTAAACTTCTTATTTTGTAGATTTTGAAATTCAGGTATCTTCATACCTATTTTAATCTTATCATTTAAATAATTTAAATACTTTTCAACTACTTCTATATTTTTTATATCTTTTACTATGCCAGGTTTTAATTGTGTACAACCCCAAAGTAAATGATTTGTAATCTCTGGTTCTTTTTCGTTACCTATATTATTGAATATATTGTTGCCAGGTAACTTATCTAATATATTAATAAACTGACCTATACGTGTGTTAAAATCTATTGCAATTAATTTATTACCTGATATATGAAAGTCAGGTCCTGCAAAGTACATTTCTTTTACTTTTAATTTGTCAACAATAGTCTGTACAAAACCACACATTATTTTATGTTGTTCTTCATCTACTTGACTAACAGGTATAGACCATACAGCCATATCTTTTGCAATATCACTTTTCTTACTGATTGAGTGTTGATCTATAGGATTTTTATTAAAGTCTAGTATATCGCCGTATTTAACTTTTGCATTTCTAACATAGAACAAACAATCTACTTTACCATTCTTAACATAACCATATGGCGATATAGATGGTTCTTCAGACCAATAATATTCTTGTGCCATAATCTTACAAGGCACATTATTAAAATTCTCATTCTGTATACCTTTTTTGTTTATCTCAAAAAATTTATTATTGTGTTCTAGTTTAGTAAGATGATCTAAAAAATGATGTTTATTATTCCATCTTCTATATTCTATAGTAGGTACATTTTGTTCAGATTTAGGATAGAAAGAGTTACTGCCTGTACCTATATCAGGTTTTGTAAAAAATTCATCGCCTTCAAATATATCTAATTGAGTATGAAAGGTAGGTGTAACACTTTTAGGTACATTATGACCTAGACCTATTGTTCTACAAAAATCATCCATCTTTTGTTTATTTGCAAAGACTTCAGCTGCAAAAGCAGATATATTCTGTATGCCGTAGTAACTTTCTAATTGTGCTTGTATAGGAAATAAATTTTCTGATACACAATATACTTTATCACACGATAAAATTTTTTGTGTAATTTCTATTATATCAAACTTCTTTGATACAACTAAATCGTCTATGTGTTCTATGAAAGGTTTGTAGCGATCACCTGACTTGTTAGGCACCACATCACAAACCAATGTGATGTGGTTATTTAAATTCGCTGTGATAAGTCCTTCGGACTTGTTAAGACTTCTTTTATGTGATAATATAATTACATTCATTCATAATATATAGATTACAATTAAAACTCAATATTATTTTGGTGCATTGGTATATCAGTTTCTTTTATCAAATCATCAATATCACCCAACTCTTTTCTTTTAGCATGCCATGTATTGTACGCTTCAACATTAGCAAATTCTCTCAAAATGATAACATGTTTTTTGTCTTCGCCTAATATACCTTCTTTGCCTGTGCTGTTTGCATTATCATTTTCAATATGGGCATTTAGTTTTGCTGAATCTACTTCTACTGAAGATGAATGATTAAAAAAATCTTCAACTGAATCAAATGTCTTTGAAGCGTCTATGTTTTCTAGTTTATATTTTTTAACAACTTGTGTCATTAGTTATACTCCTCATCTCTATGATTTTGTTCCCACAATTCTGTATCTATAGGAGGTATTGTTACAACGTTTGTACCTGGTTGTACATTTATAAAATCACCTTCTTCTTCCGACACATGAAAATCTACTTTCGGCAGTAATGCTCTAACTCTTTTCCATTCATTGTATTCATTCATACTTTTAAATCTTCTACATGTAATAACGGTCTTCTTATCTGCAAGTAGATATGAGTCAAATGCCTCTACATTTTTTAGATTATTATCTTTATGATCCTTTACGTCTTTAGCGTCTATAGCGCCTGTATAAAGATTATCAAAAAAATCTTCTGGATTTTCAAAAGTCTGTGTAGGAACAGCAGTATTTCTGTATCTCCATTGTGTGTCAATAGTCATTTTTTTACCTTCTTTAGAATAATACTATTATTTATACGTATAAATAATACTATGGCAGCTACAGCTAACTACAATATAGACCAAGGAACAACTTTCAGTTCAACCGTAACCGTAAAGGATAACAGCGGAGATCCGTTAGATTTAACGGGTTATACGGCTTCTGCAAAGATGGCTTTGGGATTTAGTTCAACAAGAACAAGAACAGATTTAACTATTGTGTTTGATAGTGATAGAACAACAGGAAATGTTACAATGTCACTAACTGCAACACAAACGGCTGCTTTAGAAGCGCCTGCAAGATACGTTTATGATTTAGACATAACGGATGCTTCAGGTACGGTAACAAGAATAATTGAAGGTCTAATGACGATTAGACCTAACGTATAATAAATAAGGAGAAATATAACATGAGTAGTGAAAATATCAACTCAACAACAGCACCTGCGACAGAACCAACTTTTACTATAGACGGTAAAGACTATAAGAAAAGTGAATTGTCAACTAAAACTTACAATTCTATTATAGTAAGACAAGATTTGCAAGCAACTAAAATCAAACTTTCTTTAGAGTTAGAAAAGATTGCAATTCTACAAGCTCACTATGATAACGCTATCGCAAAAGAATTAGGCATAGAAATGAAAAAAGATGAACCTAATTCTTCTTCAACAGGCGCTGAAGCAGACAAAAAGTAGTTGAAAATACATAATTGTACTTGATAGGAAAGCCTTAATTATTATAAATATTGTTATAACAACAAAATTTTAATAAGGTAAGAATGTCAAATATTACTGCAACGTATAGTACAGGTACTAATACAACTGCTACAATTAATAATAATACTACAGGACCGAAAAACGTTTCTGTAACTTCACCATCTGTAGCTCAACTTCAAAGTAACGTAAACAAGTTCGTTGGATTGAGCGATGTTAATGCGTCAACGCTAGACGATGGTGCAATGATTCAATATGATGATACTAGTAAAAAATTTGTAACAAGGACTGAAATAAAAACTGAAAGTGGTAATTTAATATTAAACGGTGGCACATTTTAATAGGGAGAATTAAATGGCAACAATTATAAAGATTAAACGAACCACAGGTTCTTCGGCACCTTCAGGTTTAGAGCAAGGGGAACTTGCTTACGTTTACGATACATCAAACGCCAGCACAGGTGCTGGTGGTAATGGTCTACGACTATTCATTGGAGATCATACATCAACATCAAACGCCGCAATAGAAATTGGTGGTCAATATTATAAATTATTATTAGATCACACACATGGTGCATTAACAGCTTCATCTGCTGTAATTGTAGATTCTAATAAGGCAATAGACGAATTATTCATAGGTAATAGTGCCACAACTGGCGGTACTATTAAATTTAACGAAGGTACCAATAACGGTGCACACTTTGTAGCATTAAAATCTCCCAATAGTGTTGCAAGTTCAGTTACATTTACTTTACCTAGTGCAGACGGTTCTAGTGGACACTTACTAACTACAGACGGTTCTGGTAACCTATCATTCGCTGCCCCAGCTTCAAGTAACTTTACACTTGCTGCTGATAGTGGTTCAAATGATACATTTACTACAGGTCAAACTTTAACGTTTACTGGTGGTACTGGTATTGACACAACCGTTTCTGACAACGAATTAACTTTTGCTATTGATAGTACGGTTGCTACATTAGCTGGTACACAAACACTTACAAACAAAACTCTAACATCACCTAAATTTAACGAAAACGTTGCCTTAACTGCAACATCAACTGAATTAAATTTACTTGATGGTATTACTGCTATTGCTGATGAAGACAATATGTCAAGTAATAGTGCCACAGCACTTGCAACTCAACAATCAAT